GATGATGTGATTCAGGTGATGGATGAGAATGACAATAATCAAGATATGGTTATTGGCCGTTTGCCTAAAGGTATAAATTTTCCACCCGCAATTTACAATTTTGTTATTGATGATAAAAATGCTTTTGATATACCTCAAGGCTATCCAATACATTTGTTGCATGTTGATGAAAATTTAGAGCCAACAATTTTAACAGCAAATAAGGCAATAGGTACATCATGTATTAGCTATGAAAGTGTAGATACTACATTTGTTATGGAGCATCCCATTCATTATTATTACGATACCGTTAAAGGACAATCAGGTTCCGTTGTTGCTATTCGTGGTCCTCAGGGTCAAGTGTATGTTATGGGAATGCATTTGGGCAAGGGTGCTAATTATAGTACTGCTATTCCTTTTACAAAAAGTTTTTTCATGAATCTTTTAGGCTTTCAAACGCAGAGTAATGGTTATGAATTTCCTTTGCATGTACATGCTATTGCTTCTCCTGAAAAATCTTTTTTTCATCCCAGAAGATCTAAATTTAAAAGAAGTTCTTTTTTTGGATGGAATGGTGAGCCAAAGAAAATACCAACTAATTTACACGATTTTGTGAATAAAGAAGGTGTGTTAATTTCTCCTTTAACTATTGCTTTAGGCAAATATGTTCAAGAAGAGTTACCACCTGTTGCTTTTAACGAAGATGCGTTAGTTTCATATTTCTTTTGGTTATATCCAAAAAAAGAAAAAACTCGTTTATTTGATTTTCATGAATGTTTAAATGGTTTAGGGGATGGTCAAATAACTTCCATATCTATGTCTACTTCTCCTGGTTATCCATATTGTTTAAATAAGACTAAAGGTAAAAGCCCTTTTCTTGTACGAGAAGATGATCATTTTGAATTTTCAGAGGATTTTTTAAAAAATTTAAATGAATATGAGAATTAATTAAGGGAGGGTAGGCAGATTGAAGTCATTTGGGCAGATATTTTAAAAGACGAGACTTTACCCATAGAAAAGGTGAATAAAGGAAAAGCTAGATTATTTTCTAGTTGCCCATTACATTATTTATTTTTGGGAAGAAGATATTTTTTGGATTTTACAGCTTTTGTTCAATCTCAAGCCTCTACTAAACCAATAAGTGTTGGTATTAATGTTCATTCTCGTGATTGGCTGCATTTGTATTTAAGATTGAATAGACATCGAGGTTCTGTCATTGCCGGCGATTACTCTAGATTTGATGGCAGAGTGAGAGCCTATGTTGGTAGGGTCATTCTTAAATATATTAATGCATGGTATGATGATGGTCCAATTAACGCTCGAGTTAGAGAGCTAATTTTTGAACACATTTTTAATGCTTTGCATATTTGTGGTGATAAATTTTATTACGTTAAGGATAGTAATCCAAGTGGCAATTTTTTTACTGCAATTTATAATTCCTTGCAAAATATTGCTATGACTTTCATTATCTTGACTGAAGATTTAAATTTAAGAGAAGATCAATTTGAACTTTGTGTTTATGGTGATGATAATGTCATTACTACTTCCAAAAATGGCATTTCTAGTTCTACTCTAGCACCTTATTATATGTCTCGTTTTGGTATTGAGTATACACACTGGAGTAAAGATATATTTGAAGGTCAGGACACTTTGGAAGATATACGTTATTTGGGGAGAAAATTTATGATGGACACAAATGAATGTAAGGCACCGTTAACCATAGATGTTGTTATAGAAGCCACCTATTGGTATAAGAGTAACGTGCCTGAAGACGTTGTTTTAATGTCTGAATGTAGAACTTTCGCTATTGAAATGTCTCATTTTTCTAAAAAAGAGTTTGATTATTATATAGCGAAACTTAAGAGTGTTGTTTTAGAAAGAACACCTCATTTGAAATCTTTTTTTGAACAGGAGATATATACTTATTATTATTATCATTATTCTAAGTATCATCCTGAGAAAAAGCAGAGTATGCTTTCTTTCTTGTAATACAGTCGAAAGACGTTAAATTTCATGAAGTTTTTATTGCTGATAATAATATTCAACCTACTACTTCCTCCCGTCACGAGGAATTTACTGATAGAGCTACCAATAGTTTAGAAGGCACACAGAGTGTTCGTTTGGGCGAATATGAGGATGTTGCTCCTATTCATAGTTCTGCTGGTGGTTCTGCTATATATCAAGAACCACATATGAAGTTTAATATGGAGGCGTATGATTTAAATGGGGCTTTGTCTCGTGAATATCAAATGCCTACTATTACTTGGACTACTGCTCAAGCACAAAATACAGGACTTACGTCTATGGATTTTCCTAATTTGTTGTTCAATCAACCTTTTATTGCTAACAAAATTAAGGATTTTAAATATTTTAGGGGTGGTTTAAGAATTACTGTTAGAGTTACC